TTTAGAGCCAGAGAAGTTTAGAAGGCATTAATATGTTTAAAAGGAGTGTAGTTTTTCTACATTCCTTTTTTTAATTTATAAATAGATACAATGTCCTAAATGGATATATCAAAAAGATTGCAAATTCAAATACTTTAAATATATAGGAGAATTAAATGAGTATGACTGTAGATATAAAAGATTTTTCAAATGGTTCAATTGATAATTCAAATCCGCAAGATCCTAAATGGGTTGGTACTTGAGTTTTTGACATCATTA